TACAGAAAAAGTCTAAGCCTTAGACAGACGAAAACGGATAAAGTAGATGCCCGCACGATTGCTTCCATGCTAATGTCTGATGTGAACTTAAAGTCCTACTCAGACACATCTTACCACAATGAAGAGCTAAAGTCATTAACTCGTTATCGTTTTGATAAAGTAAAAGAACGTGCTAAGCTTAAAACTTCCGTTTCAAGACTTGTCTGTATCTTATTCCCTGAATTAGAAAAGTTGGTTCCAACACTTCACATAGCATCAGTTTATGCAATGCTTTCTGAATTTCCCGGTGCCAAACAAGTGGCAAACGCTCATCTTACCAGATTTACCAATCTTCTTTCTGAAGCTTCAAAAGGTCGATATGGTAAAGAAACAGCCATTGCATTTAGAGATGCTGCAAGAACCTCAATAGGTTCAAATATGCCGGCAAAATCACTAGAGTTGAAGCACACCATTAAACTGATCCAGGAACTTACTTCCGAGATTGATGAAATCGAACATGAAATCAAACTCATCATGGACGAACTCAATTCCCCGATTCTTAGTATCCCCGGAATCAACTACCGTATGGGCGCTATGATCATTGCTGAAATCGGCGATTTCACCCGCTTTGATTCTCCTGATAAAATCTTAGCTTATGCTGGATTCTCTCCTTCTACATATCAGTCAGGACAACTTGATGGAGCATACTCCCATATAGAAAAACGAGGTTCCAGATATTTACGCTATGCTTTATATAATGCTGCCAAATATGTCTGTATATGGGATCCAACATTTGCCGAATATCTGGCAAAGAAACGATCCGAAGGCAAACATTACACTGTTGCCATATCTCATGCCGTCAAAAAGCTGGTTCGAGTTATTTACCATCTTGAGAAAACCAACCAGCAATACATCAAAGCTGCTTAAGTTTTTCTAATTCAATAATCCTTTTTTGAGCACCTGCAACGATGCTCTTTTTGTCATGCAGTTTTCAAGGTTCAAAGAACTCTAACCGAGTTCAAAATATATCTAAAATACATTTCTGTACTTTATTCAAAAAATATCATTTTGAGACTTGACTTTTAATAGTTAGTCTATTTTTTCTTTATTCCAAAAATGCCTCTTAACAAGTCATCCTGGTTCTGATTGTTGTTATTGTTTGGAGCACCAATGGGTTTAAATCCCTGATTGTTTGTTTCTCCATTTCCTGCCGGCTTTAATGCCGGAACATCTTCTAATACCTTGTTGATTGCAGCTTTTACTTTTTCTGCATCAACTGTTCCATTCTCTCCTGCCACATCCTTAAAATCAGCCATCTTGATTACATATGGAATCGACTTTGAATCAATGCCAAGTTCAACTGCCTGTAATGTTGCAGAATTTTCAATTGTGAGCTGTAAATTTCTGCTCTGCTCCTGTGCAAGCTGTGTCTGCATTCCTGCTACGTCAGGTTTATTCTTTGCTCTCTGTTCCTTGTAACTGTTAATTGCCTGTGTTACTTCATTTTCAGACATTCCCTGCTGCTGAAAGAACGACCTTAAAGCCGACTGCTCAGCTCTTGCAGTTCTACTATTTACAATTCCGTCAAGCTGTTCCTGAGTATATGTTGTTGTCTGATTGCCTCCAGTATTCTGGTTACCGTTACCATTTCCGGCATTGTTCTGGTTGCCGTTACCCTCTCCGCCTTCTCCTGAACCTTCTGCAAAAAACTGAATGTTCATAGGCAATAATGTTCTTTTTGACATATTTTTTTCCTTTCCGTTTTAGCTCGTCAGCTTATTCCGAGAGTTTTAAGCCATCACGTTTTGGGCATATAAAAAGCACCTACTTATTTGTAGATGCCTTTGGTTCATCTTTTTCAATTACTGCGCCAATTCTTAACAAATAATCCTTGCGCTCCTTTGTTTTTGCCCTAACCTCATCCCCAGCTTTTACCAAGGCAAGGTTGTTTTCCTTGTCATAAAAATTGATTTTTGCGATTAACATTTGTTACCTCCTTATTACTTTCTTATTTTGTTGCATAAAAATACCACCTAGCAAAAACTAGATGGTATCTATGCCATTGGCCATTCTTTCATTTTTTTCATTTCTTCTTCAGATTTTTTTATTGCTTCTTCAATTTCCTCTGGACTTCTGTCTGTTTTTACAATATAATCTCTTTCCTTAATTATGCCAGTATCTCTTTCCATTCAATAAGCCCCTCCTTTGAAAGTTCTTGTAATGCCTTTTCTTGCGCTTCTAATATAGGTAAATTATAATTTTTCCCCATATATTTGTCAACTTTATTATCTAAATATGTAGCTGGAAATGGTTTATTTCCTACCTTATATTTAAAAACTTTTAAATCATGTGTAATTACTAATCCAAAATCATATTTTCGATATCCAGCAACTACAAAATCACTACCAGTTGGCAATATATTTGTGGGATGATTGTGTATTCCTATTTTTGATGGCATTTGCCTTATCAATTCAATTTCTTCTTTATTTAATTCTACTCCTAAAATATTGTTACTATTCGTTTTAGAAAATAATTTTTTTCCTGCTTTCTTACTAATAATATAAAGATCTTCTCCATCAGTTCCATTTCTATGGGTTAGCATAGCTTTTGCATATTTTCTTAGAGAATTGTTTGTTGCTGAATCATTAGTTAATTGGTTAAATTTCTTTCCAAATTCTTTCTTCATTTTAATCAAATCAACATTATTATTTCCAACTCTTTTACTATTAAATTTCCCACTTTCTGCAACCTTTTCTATATTTATGCCATTTGAGAATTCTTTTATATTATTCCATTGATTTGTTCTAGTCGCATACTTTTTCTTATTTTCTTCATCTAAAGAATAATTAGATAACCTATCAAACTTATCTACATTCCTTTGTATCAATTTGTCCCTGCTTTCCTGTTTCTCTGCAATAATAGCCTGTTTCATTTCTTTCTTTGTTACCTTTTCAGGCTCTTTAGAAATGCCAGGATAATATGTACTATGACCATCCTCGCAGTTAGGATGATATAAACCTCCTGCTATCGCCTGAGACATTAACGGATATGGACCGTCACTTGCTTTTCCACCACTCCAAACATCATCTATCAGTATTTTTCCGATCCATTTTGCACATCTTGGACAAGGTAAACCTCTCTTATGAACCACAACTGTGGAAATTCCCCACTCCTTACGTTTTTCACCTTCACCCTGCAAGTATGCTCTGGTATTGGCTGTTCTTAATGCCATTCCCGCATATGAGGCTATGTTAACTCTTGCACCATTCTTGTACTGAACACAGTTAATTCCACGACTTAGGAAATCCTTTGTAGCCATGTCCACTGCCTTTTCATATGTTCCTGCTCCTGTGTTGAAATACACCTGTGCATTGAATATTGATTTTCTGTACTGGTCATTTGCCATTCTTAGCATTGCAGTTTCAGCTCTATGCATAGAACCATTTATTTCACTTAATAGCGCATCCAGTTTTCTATCATTGACACGAAAAAAAGCACCCTCAATGGTGCTTCCTGCTTTATGTGTTAACTTTGCCCCTTTTTTAATGGCTTTTAGAATGTCTATTTCCTGATCTGTTGCTCCTGCTTTTCTGTGCTTTATGATTGATTCAGTGATTTTTCTGTTAATGTCAGAAAATCTTTTTGTAAACTTCTTTTGATTTTCCTGTTTATACTTATTAAGAGCTTTTAACTGTTCAGCCTGCCATGATGTCCAATTATATCCTTCTTTTGTTTCCTCTGCCCTATGATTTGACAGATTTCTCATCATTGAATCAATCAACTCATTTTCAATGGCTCTAAAAGCTTCCTCAATGTCATAATCTTTTGGCATTTCTAATCAACTCCGTTGGCATATACTCTAAAGCCAGCTTTCTTAAACTGTCTTTTCAAATTTTTTACCTGTGTTATTGAACTGCATTTATCATTACGCATTTCAATTACATTATCTTTTTCCAGTGCATACACTCCTCTTGGAACCTGCTCACTTGCCAGTCTAAGCAAATTCATTGCCTTATTCTTCGACATCTGGTAAACCTTTTTCCCCACTATCACCTTCATCTGTATTTTCTCCTTCCAAATTTAAAGCCGGTTCTTCCTCTTCTGCTATTCCCTGCTCTGCTTTTAATCTTGCAACCTCTTCCTTTTTCCATTCCTCATCCTTTGTATCTCCATACAACTCATCAACGGAAGCTTCAACGCTCATAATCCCCTGTGTCTTAGCCTTTCCAACAGTCTCTACCTGACTTTCAAATGATGGATTTGCATACTCACTGAAGTCTATTGTACATTTAACTTCTGTTGGTACATTGTTCTGGCTGATACTAACAACGTTAAATACTTTCTGAATGAATAAAGGTATCTGGTCTTGTAATATGTCCACTATGTTTCCTCTTGTGTAAAGAGTTGTTTTTTCCTTTTCTCTCTGTGCATCCGCATTATCCAGCTTCTTAACATCAATTCCCAATGTACTTGGACTGATTAATCCCTGCAGACACAAATCCAATGCTGTAATGTATGTGGCAAGATATGAATCGTGCGGAATTGTCGGCTGTGTAACCTCAATCTTGTTCTGTGCATTTTCAGATAAATCATCACCACGCTTTATGTATGAATTATCAAATGCATTTGGCTTAATTATTGCCCCGCTTTCCGGATCTCTTGGCAGTAATGATTCAGGAATCCATTCCTTGCTTCTGCCCTTTCTTAGAGCATCCATCCACTGACTCCAAGCTTCATCCAATGCGTCAAAATCATCTGTTTTCTTGTCAAAAATTGACTGTCCTCTTCCTTCCCACTTTGTATTTTCTCCAAATTTAATAGGATGTGCCATAATTAGTGAGCTATCGAATCCCACATCAACCAAATTGCTCAACACTGGAATAATTCCCAAAGGAACTTCCATATTGTCTGTTGCTTTGTAAAGCTTGTATTTAATATATCCATATCCATAGTGTTCCTTTAACACATACGTTACCTGATTCTGCTCATATTCTGTTGTAAATACTACTTCTTGTATTCTTCCCCTGTTATACACAAAATCAACCTTGTCAGAACCATAAAACTCTATGATTGGATACTTGCTTATGCTTTCATCAAGTGATATTTTAAAAGCCCCATCTCCAAGAATAAGCATCTTTGACACTGCCTTTTTTAGAATGCCCTTAAAATTATTGTCCTTCGATATTTCATTCCATTCTCTTTTGTCTGAATCCTTACTGAATGAAATCTGACTAAAATCATTAATGACAATATCTGTTAATCGGTCAACAATAATCCCTGGTAAGCCTGTATGTATTTTTCTTATCTCTCTTCCAACAGTTGAACGTGCAGCCCAAAACTTCACACCATCAGAACCACCTGGAATATTTTGATAAAACTGTGTCAGTTCGTAGCTATCACCACGATACCAAATAAGATTTTTTACACAGTTTCCATCATAATTAAGTAATTCCCTAATGTTAAACGTCTGTTTTGGAGCGTCCTGTATTCTTAAAAAATGTCTTATTCCATCTCTCATCTTGTCCATTAACCTCATTCTTTGTTTACTCCTATTTTCTTTCTGTAAGGAATCCAGTTATACTGAACAGAGTTAACCATGTGGTCATTTCCATCTTCCGGTTCCTGATCCTTTTCTTCCTTCCAAGAATACTTTTCCAATTCCTTTACGTATTCCTTACAATTCTCAACAATTAAAAAACTTGGTTGAATGTCCTTATTGTCATTAAAGTTCATCCATCCAAGTTGTAATATGATTCTATCTATAATTTTCACAGCTTTATATGCAGCATTAAATACATATAAACACTGTGTATGTTCTCTTTTAAACTTATTTAATTCCGTGATTGTTGCCGCATCAGCAGAATCAATAAATGTATGCTTTGCAAGCCCCCATTCCTTTCTGTTTCTTTCCAAAAAATCATAATAATTCTTTGCAGTATCAGATGGAGCTACCGGAGTTCCAATTTCGGCATTGTTGTAAACTCTCTCATCCAGAAGAATATATCTGCCCTTGTTTGTAATTCCTGCAAAACTCATTGCTATTGTGTCAGGGCTCTTTGTTGAATAAGCTGTATCCAGTCCACTTGTGAATATTTCAAACCATTCTCTCTGTTCCTTATTTGACCTGTTTCTGATGAATTCTTTTGCTTCATTAACTGTAATTACATGATGTCTTCTGTCAAATATGCTAAATACAAGTCCTGTGGCCTTTCCTCTAAGTCCCTGTATCTTGTTTTTGTACATCTTTGTTCCTACCGGAACTGCATCAATCTTATCCTGAATGTCCTGCTCTGTTAAACTGGCATTATCATAAAAAGTAAAATACCAATGAACCCAGCCGACTTTTTCAGGTTCATTTAACTCTGCCAACAATTCTTCCGGATAATCCTTGATATATTTCTTTAATGGTCTGCTGTGATTAATAAACTCCTTGTACACAAGCAAATCAGGACTATCCGGGTTTGATGTAGTCATCATATACTTACATCTATGTGATATTTCCCTTAAGAACTCCATATCAGCTGTATTAACTTCATCAATGTACACGCAACCCTGTTGTGAACCTAATACTTTTTTCCAACGTGCCTTATTATCATAACCACACACATATATTATCTTTTCACCATTAGGTGTCTGATATTTAATGTGTGATAATCCAATCCTGCCCTGACCTTTAGGATAATATTCAGCCAAACCATCAAACTGATCTAAAAGGCCTCTTTCATTGTTGATTACATTCTTTTCAACTGTTCCAAGGTCCGCCCCGGCAATTACATGATACTTAATGTCACTCTTTGCCACCATGAGCATAAACTTAAATATTCCTACTGTAGTCTTTCCTGCTGCAGTAGTACCTTCAAGAAAATCTCTTTTGGTTTCTGTCAGAATAAATTCTTTAAATTTAGGTGATAACTGTAACAATATTAATCACCCTCTCTTACAGGCTTAATCTGTTCCAATATGCTGGCTATGTTATCCAATTTCTCAGCTTTCTTTTCCTCTGCCTCATTGTTTACATCAAGCTTATCTGTATACAACCCATATCTCTTGCCAAGAAGTTCGGCTGCTTTGTTTGCATCTGAAACTCTTGTTGGTATTTCAACTATTTGTGGAATCTCTTCCTTTACTGTTTGCTTTCTCATTGTCCCTTTTTCATCTGGAACATATGTAGATGTTTCTCTGCTCAAAGTAACTACAACGTTTTCTTTATGTTCTCTTCTCATTACTGATGTGAGATATTCTAATACTTCTTGTGCATCTGCTGTTTTTTCATTATGCAATTCAGCCAACTGCTTTTCTATGTACTCTTTAATCTCCGGCTTATTCATAAGTCTTGAAGCAGCTGCAGCTGCAACATTATCATTCTTAACACTTGGATATGCCTTTTTGTAAGCCAATGTTTTGTTAAATTCTGGATCCGATAAAAGTTCATCACAGAATTTTTGTTCTTTAATTGTCACTGCAACCGCCCCTTTCTTACCAAATTTATTTTATAAGCACTCTGCTTCTTTAAAAGCATCAAATATTTTAGGAAATTGAATAGCAAACCAATCCACCATTTCTTCGTTCAATGCCCAACAATCTGACGAATTACTGTTACTCCATAATCCTGATTCATATAAAAACGCATGTATTATTTCGTGTCTAACTACCTGTTTCATGTATAACTGCAAATCTCTTACTGAATCTTTCTCTTGTACCAATTCTGCAATTTTAATTGTTTTTATTGAATAATCCATAATGCCGTCTGAACCTTCAGGCATTTGCTCATCTGGAACATCGTATTTAATTGTGTATTCTGATCCTAATATATTTACTTTTTTATCCTGCATTTTTCTCCTATTTTCCTACGAAAAAAGACAGCCTTTCGACTGCCTTTTCCTTGTTTTACCAATACAATAATCAGAGGATACTATTCAGATAACAGAAGTCCCTTCTGTTCAACTTCTTACTCTATCATTTTAGCACAGATTAATGTGAACTAATATGTCTTCTTTTATTTCAAATTAGTTATTTTTCTAAACTCTTCCAATGCTCTGCCGTGTAGTTTTAAAATCCATCTGTAACTATATCCCATATCCAATGCTATCTCTTCCCACTTCTTGCTCTGGCAGTATCTCTTGTACAAAATCTGCTCGTATTCAGGATTGTTTAACTTCTGTATGTTGATTATTACGTTTGCTCTGGCTAAAGCAAATTCACGCATCAAATCATTCCACTCACATTCCTTTTCATTAATCTTACAGATTGTTTCTGCCATCTTATCCTGTGTTCCTGAAGACAGTACCCTCTCGCCCTGTTGGATTGCTCCAGTACTCACCACCATTTCCCTTAGGGTATCTATCTCTTCTTTTAGAATTTTCATCTTAGATTCAAGATTTCTAACCTGCATCAAGTATTCCTTTGCTGTCATTTCTTCCAAACTCTCATCCTTTCTCTATTTTTCTGCATAAAAAAACCAACCACCGAATATTGGTAGTTGGTCTTGAATATTATTCTTAAATATTATAATAAGATAAAAATTCTTGTTGCAAATCATTATGTGCTGAATACAGTGTGTTATCTCCTTCATCTAAATAATCTATCATTTTTTGAAATTGATTATAAAAATCATAAATAACTTCTTCCCATCCCTTTTTTTTATTAACTCTTACATACATAATGTACTTTTCAACGTTTGAAATCACAATGCTATATTCAGATGTAATCCTATAATGCTTAATTATTTCATTAAACATCTTTCGCCTTTTTCCTTTTATTAATGGTATTTTTATAATTGATATTTGCCTTGCTGTTACGTGCAACTTTGTCAATTCTAGTTGAATGTTTTGAATTTTATTTAATAATTCATCACTCACACATTTTTCAAGTGATATTTCTCCATTGTCCATTATGCTTGTAAGATATCTATGAAAAAAAGCATTTTCAAAAAATAATTCATCAGCAACAAGAGTATAATCACTTAAGCTGTCAATCCATATTACATTATAAGACAAATATGATGTTAACAATGTTACTAAACTACTAGCAAAAATTCCCAACATCAAATTAATTGTGAAGTCTTTATGTTCAAATTTCATATTTTTACAATACACTTCTAATACTAATGCTACTATCCCGCATAATAGCATTATCGCAAAACTTACTTTCATAACATTCTTATGTGCATACATTTACATTACCTCTTTTTCCCTAAATTATATATAAATTATACTAATACAACTACCAATATTCAATTGTCAATGTACCTTTGTTTCTAATCCTTATCCTGCAACTTACATATCGCCCACAAGACGAACACTGTTCCAATTACCAGGACTATTGCCAATGTGTTAATTATCGACATCTAATCACCTGCCTTTATCTTTGCCCCGCAATTAGGACAATACTTAAATACATACTCTGAATGTATTTCATCATCATAATCTTCATCAATACTTACTTCTACCCATTCCCCTAAATGAATACCACATTTGGAACAAACAAATTCGTCGCAGTCTGCATACTTCTCTGCTACGTTTTCGCATTGCTCCACAACCTTATCCACGTCATATGCTGTTGGTTGATTTTCAATGAACTCATCTATGCCCATAAATTCATAATCTTTTCTTAAATCACAATCACCTTTCAATGCTTCATGTAATTCTCCCATTAATTTATCTGCATCTATTAATCTCATTCTAATCACTCTCCTTATTCTGGTATTCCGAAGTTCTTATATGTTGCTGAAAAACTAAATTGTTTGCCACACTTATAGCAGGTTTCAGTTATAGTACACATCTTTTTTTTGTCATCACAGTGGGCTAGCGTACTTCCCGATTTGAATTTATGCCCTCCTGTTAATAAACACATTAATCTATTCATTTTCGCTTTCTCCTTTTAATTCTGAAAAAATCCTGTTTCATAGTCAACTTTAATAGGCTTGTCTCCTATTATTTGTGTTTTTAATGTTCTATCTTCAAGTGAAAGAATAATCATACAATCGTTTAGCTCAAATATTTGTACATCTCCTTCACTGAATTTTACATCTTCTCCATATTCCTTTTCATATGCATCTAGCAATATATTTATTAAATCTTTATTCATCTTCCTGCTCCTCACTTTCTAATAACTCTGGATTGTCAAAAATATTGCCGATAACCTCTACTGTGTTTACTGAATCATCCTCATCGTTAAAGTTCCAATAGATTTCCCACAATGATATATAATTATCGTTTTCACAAGCATATAAAATGTTTTCACACCCTGTAACGCACTTGATATTGGATTGTATTTCTTCCCAATCTATGAAAGTTTTATAATCAATTCCAAAGCTGCCACACTCACACACGATAACTCCTTTATGCCCGAAGAAATCAACAGCATCATTCTCCCAAATCAACTTACCATTTTTATCTTTCAAGCCTGTGCATTGACAGATTGTAGATGCATCAACTCTTGGAGCTTTAGCTGTTGTCATACAAGTTCCTGAGGAATAGTCAAGTTCAATAATTATCCTGTACAACTTGTCCATATCGTTATATACTAAAGCTCCTTTCACCCATTCTCCGTTATCAAGTCTTTTTGCCTTGAATAAATATCTATCTCCCATCTTCCTACTCCTTTTTAATTTCTAGCAGTCCTGCCTTAGTTAACTCATATATAGTTTCCGTTACAACATCTAAATCCGAAGTATGATAGCTTCCCTCTATAGCAACATCTACATATATATCTCTATGAAAATCTGTCCTTACGGATATTTGAACACTAGGAATATCATATGCTTCAGATATATAGGCTATCTTATTTTCATCTTCCTCATCCATCAGGAATTTATGCCACCATCCGTGCATATACTCAAATCCACCACCCTGCAGACAACGTTCTCCTGAATCTGCCCATTCTTTACCTGTTTTAAAGCCGAACTTTCTAAGTTCGTTTAAATCTACATCATCTTTTATTTTCAACATAATCCTACATCTCCTTCCAACTTATATTTTGGTATTTGTTTCACTCCTTAACATTTCTTAACATTTATATAAAACTCAACTGTGGACTATCATCATTTATGTATAATTTTGGAACTCTTTCTCCAACCTTCAAATAGCCACAATTCGCTTCAACTAATTTTTGAGCCATAATTGGAACAACACTGTTTCCAATTCTTGCCACCTGCTTAGATTTCGGATATGGCTTTCCATCAACTCTGTCAATGATGTAATCTCGCGGAAAACCTTGCGCCAATTTTAATTCTTCAGGAGTCAACATCCTTAATAGAATATCTACAATTACATATTCGTTTCCCAATACTGTAATTAATGCAAATCTGTCTTTAGTAACAATTGTATGTAATGGACTATCAACGCTCTGTCCTGTTCCTTGTCCGTAGTATTCAACAATGAACTGACTAACCCAGGTACATTTAAGAGCCATATCTTCATCAATTCCAAATTCAAACAATTTATTCTTTTCAACTGCCAAAACGTTGACCTGACCAAAATGCCCGGCTGATGTTGTTATAGTATGAATAGGTTCTAATACACTTTGACCTGTTCCGGTTTTATAGAATTTTGACAGAAAAGCAGCTACAATTCCGTATCTATTACTTGTATCAAGCGTCATTATTGGTTCGGACACTTTTTGACCTCGCACCTCTGCCTTTGCAGTTTCAGAATGATATTGAATGATATACGGAGTACACATATAGTGCTTTCCACTTGTCACTATAGTTCCCAACGTTTCATCTGGACCATTTACCCTCGGTTTTTGATTTTTATTCTCACCATAACCAATCGGTACAGTGTATGGTGCGACTTTCTCATTTTCATTAATTGAAACTATAAAAGGTTTATTTGTTTCAAAAACGAACTTCTTTAACCCTCTACCAATTCTGTTCATTGTATTCTGAGCCAATGGCTTTTTTCTTCCAAAGATTGACTTACCTAAATTTTTGAAATCCAAAATGGTTGATACCGGCACCCACTTCTTTAGTCCATTTAAACCATTCTTGTTATGAGTTGGTTCTGGCCATATGATTGACTTACCATCTCTTCTAAATATCGCATACCAACGTTTCCTTGTTGTAGGTGCTCCATAATCTGCAGCGATTAATTCCCTGCTTTCAAATACATATCCAAGTGATTTCATTGCTGTTATAAATTTCTTATAGTCTTCACCCTTGCGTTCTTTTATCGGATGCCCTGTTTCGTCCAACGGACCCCATTGTTGAATTTCTTCAACATTTTCCATAATGATTACATCTGGAAGAATTGTTTTTGCGTGTTTAAATACTGCCCAAGGAAGTATTCTCAATCCCTTGTCTCTTGGCTTTCCACCTTTAGCCTTGCTATGGCTTGTACAATCCGGACTAGCCCACATTAAGGCTACGTGTTTTCCTTTAACGTATTTTTGCAAGTTTACTTTAAAAATATCTTCTGTTAAATGTAATGTATGTGGATGGTTCTCTTTGTGCATTGCAATAGCGTCTGGGTCGTGATTAATTGCTATATCCACTTGCCTTCCCAATGCCATTTCAATTCCGACACTAGCTCCGCCTCCACCAGCAAAGCAATCAATTATTAAATTATCCATTTCTCTCAGGAGTAAGAATTCTTTTATGTGCGCACAACTCTTCTCCTTTCGATTTTTTTATTTAATTACTGTTCTTAAGTCTCTTCTTTCGCTGTCCATGTCTATTCCACATTCTTCTGCAATTATGCTTATCTGCTCTTCCCATGTGCTGTAATCCTCTGCAATGCATTCAGCCTTGTTGTCGAATCTCTCAAACATTTGCTTTATTCTTTTGTTACCAAAACCAAATTCATCATGCATTGTTACAGCCATTAGGATTTTTACATACAGTACTGTGTTGTACTTAACATTGTCACTGAATTTGTCTAAATCTGCCTTTGATACCCTTAAAGGTAGGTCAATGGCATTTCTCATTTTCAGGTCTGCTTCCAAGGCATCCAATCCCTTTTCTCTTGCAAACCTCAGAGCATATGCCATACCCTCACGTCTTGCCTGTTCCTCTTTCGACATTCTTGCCATCCTTATTTCCTCCATTGCCATAAGCCTTTGCTCTAAAAATCTTTAGTGCATTGTCTCTTGGTCTTCCGTCATTTATGAACTCTTCCTGTTCGTGTGTTAAAATGCAGCCAAATTCCTTACTTGTCTTTTTTCTCATTCATTTTCTCCAGCTTCGCCTTAAGCTCTCTCTTCCTTAATTCTTGCCAATCTTACGTGATCATCTGCTGATAAGATTGAAACTGAAAATAAAATCTGCGATTCCATTCTGTCCAATTCCTCTAAGCGAATTTCTATGTCCTTAACTTTCATTTTGTTGTTTCCTCCTTAAAAAATATGAAATCCAATACTGTACTGGCCATTTCATCAAATAACTTTCCGTTCTTTTCATCTGTATATTTTTCATTCTTTTTCTGCTGTAACTCCATAACCATCATTTCACATATGGAATCTTCCGTTTCAGCAGTTATTTTCTGATTCTTGTATTTAAATATTATCTTTCCAATGTCTGTTATTGCGTTATATATGATTTTAAACTTATCCATTTTCTCACCTAAAAATCAAATGGTAACTGTCCATCTTCCGGGATGTCCACAAATCCATCTGAATCCTTGTTCCATCCATAATCAATCGAAAAATCCCTTGTGTCTGATATTCTTTTTGATACCTCATCATAATAAAGCTCCACACCCTTATCTCTTGTAAGCTTTCCCGTAAGTCGATTCTTGGATATTGACAGGTATCTTTCATCTTCTTCCAAATCCTTGTCACCCTTGTATGTCATTACAACGTCAACTCTGTTTGTTATGTCCGCTGATCCTGATACCTCATCATTTTCATCCAAATTACCTGCTGAGTTTTTTCTTGGATGCACAATCAGCAAAACCACAATGTTATGTCTCTTTGCCAGCTTGCATAACTTGTTAACAAACATGCTCTGCGCTCTGTATAAGTCAGAATTAACATTAATTTCAATTGAGGTCATTAGATTGTCAATAAGCACCATGTCAATGCCATACTGCATTACTGCATCCTCCAATGTCTTTAACAGATTCTCCGGCTCTTCGTCTTCAAGAACATTGTTGTCGTATATGTATGCCCTGCCCTTGTACCAGTCATTTATTTTTTCAATGTTTGATTCTGTAATGAATCTTGTTTGTTCTCCAAACTTGTTTGTTGTCTCAATTATGTTGCCCGGTCCTGCAATCTGAAAGTCTATCCAACGTTTAAAAAAGTAATCCTGCAATTCCCCTGAATAAGCAAATATTTTCTTGTTCTGGTTTAATGCCGCTACACAAAATTGACTTGCAAGTGTTGATTTTCCTTTTCCACGTTTTCCTGTAAGCAAAACAACCTGCCCCTCATAAAAACCACCAATAATGTTGTCTATGGACTTTATTCCACTTTTTATCTTGTCCATTGAATAAATATCAACATTCTTAACATTAGACAAATCCTTTACTCTTCTTACAGGTAATGGCTTGGCATTTTCAACTGCTGCCTTTACGGCTTCCTTTCCATGTTTCTGTAATATCTCATTGGCATCCTTGCATTCTCTGTAATCTGTTTCCTGAACAGCATACACACTTCCGGGAAATCTTGTTTCCAGTTCATTTAGCAATGTCATTGAGCCTTTTTCAAAATCTCCAAAAACAATTAATTTTTCAAATTTTGAAAACCAGTTCCAACAATACGGCACCCAGGTAAAGCCTCTTGCCCCGTTTGGAACTGACACCGCATTTTCAATGCCTGCCTCTGCCACTGATAAACTGTCAATCTGTCCTTCAGTAATTACCAGTGTCTTATTTTCCATGTTGCACTGTTCCATTCCAAAAAGAATGGGTTTACAGTTTGCTTCAAACCATTCCTTGTTTTTGTCCCTTGACTTGTCAAAGTCTGTTTTTCTGTACTTTGTTGTTACCAGCATTCCATTTTCATCAAAAAAAGGAAATACCAGAATGTTGTCCTTTTCAGGAATGGTTGTCAGTTTATATTTTCTTGTTGTCTCTTCACTAATGCCTCTGCTTTGCATGTAAGCTACTGCCGGCTCTCTTGTCTTGATTTCCTTTTTTCTTGGCTTTACAAATCTTGAATAATCCCTGTTATAATATCTGTCATATTCTGTACCCAATGAAAAATCAAAATCCTTTGCAAGAGTAATCATGTTGCCGTGTGCTCCACAGCTTGAACGCTTACACTCAAACTGACCTGTTCTTGTGTTGATTGAAAATGTTTCCCTGTCCCTGTGTCTGCCACCCTTGCAGTACGGACAGTAGGCAAATATCATTTCTTCACCAAAGTTTCTTGCCATTGCCCCGACATGAGTTTTAAAGTTTTCTGCATCTTCTCTCTTAAATTCATAATACCTACTCATATCCAAGCTCCCTTAATTCCTGGTCGGTCAGCTCCCTCACCGGAGCTGTGCCGACGCCTTCTTTTTCATTCTTTTTTAATTCTTTATCATTCTTATCATTCTTGTTTGTGTCTTTCTGTGGCTTTTTTGATGTTTTTTTGATGTTTTTTTGATGTTCCTTTTGTGGTTCTTTTGCATTGCCTGCACCCTCCACAATTCCTTGATACTTCTCATAATTAACTAATTTTATGACGGTCTTTTTCGTGTCACTGTTTTGGCTTATCATCTCCACCATTTCCAACTCATTTAAAAACTTTGTGACTTTTGTTCTTGACCATCCCCAACGCTCTCCTAACATCCTTTTACTGGTAACCACAGTTCCAGGTGTCACATTCAAAAATGTTGAATTAAATAAAAATTCATGATCTTTATGATTTGCCAACATAATCAAATCAACCCAAGCTTGTCCTCTTGCAAATGGTTTGTCTTCCCATAAATCGTTATCCATTATTTCCCTGTAAACTTTAACCCAGCCCTTGTTGCTTTTTTTCTTCTCCATATGCCACCAAATGCTCCTTTAATTCCCTAAATAGAATCTCTTTTATAATCTTTCCTGAATTTTGTGATGTGCAGAAGATTGGAATCATGTTGTAACGTGGCATCCACGCACACAATGATGCTATTAAAGCCTTTGAATTCATTCTGCTTGTATAATCATGTTGCAAAATCTTGTCCATACTGCCATTTTCTACTAACAGATATACTTTTGCTCCGTCCTTAACAGAACGTTCAAATTCCGCTTCAAATCTTTTTCTTTCCTTGCCCATACACATTGCCAACTCATCAATGTTCATTTTTCGTTCAATAACAACCTTGTTTTCCAAGCTAATTTCTTCTGTATCAGACAATGAACATTTAATTGAATAATCTCCATAATCTAATTTTTTTCTTATGGCAGGACAGCCGAATTGGCTTATCCTGCGCTTTAATTTTTCAGTTGGTTGTTCTCTTGTGTCATACAAAATCGTTATGTTTTTAAGCAATTTTTCAATATCAAATATATTCATTTTTAAAAGTTAAACGGAATTTGCTCTCCGTCAGCATTATCAGGAATGTTTACAAAATCGTTGTTTGATGGTGTAACATTTGGATTCTGCTCTAAATATTTTATTGCCGGAACCTCAAAGTCTCCATCCTTTATTGTCTCAACAGTTTCTAATCTGACTGGCTTCGTTGAAAATCTGTTAGAACCATCATTTGCTATGTATTCTTCTTCACCAAAGACAATTCCAACAGAAAGTCCTCTTAAGTTTTCAGGATGTTCCCAGTCAAAATGATACCCTTGATTACTGTCTTCAAATTTTCCAATGTTTGTTTTAAATATTCTGAGCTTCCAATCATCTGCATCTGCATCTTCACCCGGAATCATCATGTAGAAGTTTCCTCTCCATTTTTTATCCTCAGAAGTATTCTTTTCATATCCCTCTTTGTAGAAATCCTTGAATTCTCCATCTGATATGTCAAACGCCAATACAAGCATGTCATTTCCATTTCTGCTTGTTTCTTCCTTAACGTTAATTATTTTGCAAACATAACCACCTGCAGGAAGTTTCTTTCCTGATGTGTATGTTTCTGCGCTGTCATAATTTCTTGGTTTTCTCATTGCTTAAATCTCCTTTTCTTAATATTCCTTTAATGCTTTAATAATTTTCGTAATGTCATTTTCAACAACAGGTTCCAATGCTCCCATTGGACTTTTTGCTGTTGAAAAGTTTGCCTGAGTTTCGAATACATACTTTCCATCAATGCATTTGGAAAGTAAAACTGTTGTAAACTTACTTTCGAGTGTAATTTTATCCAGCTTTCTTCCTGATGTTTTAATCCTGGTAAATATGAATCCATTATCATCATGGTCTGTTTGGGTATGACAGGTAAATATGACATTAATGTCTTTCCTCATTGATAATGCATAATCAACAATTCCATAAACTGAAGCTGCCAAGTCCACCCACTTGTCATACCCTTTTTCCTTACTGCGTCTCATTTCGTCTGCAACCATAATTCCATTCAATGTATCTACAATAACGTTCTTAATTTCTTTTTTTTCATTGCATTTTTGTAATAACTGCAATACTGTAGCCGGAAAATCTGTAGCCATGTAGTTTTTATTTTCTGAATTATAATTTTTTCTCCATCCTTTCCAGCTAAGTCCCTTTTTGTCACAATCTATGTAAAATGTTTCCTTTGGATTTAAATTGCGCATTGATGTGGTTTTTCCCGTTCCACTTTCACCCATAATGCATATGATCATTTGTCATTCCTCCTACTTAATCTGAATGTTTGAATTGTTGCTTAACAGAACTCCCTTAAATGTTTCTCCCTGCTTTAATGCTTTCTTAAGCTCAGCCTTGTTGATTGTAGGTTCAGAATATTTCAGGTAGTTTTCTGCCTTGGCATCAGACATGAATGCTTCTGGATCTAATATCTCAACTGATTCAGATTTTCTAAATGACAATGCACACTTGTCTGTGGTAAACTTTTCTCCCTGCAATACTGACGATAAATATCTTTTAATCGACTCAGCCTTATTCTTGGCAGCCTTTTCCCTTTCTGCAAATGCATTCTTTTCTGCCTTTAATGCTTCCGCATCTGCCATTAGATTCTTGTACCAACAGGCAAGATTTTCAATCTTTGTGTCTCTTTCAAGTGCAAGGTTGTTAAGAGCTTCTACGTCCAGAATCTCTCCTGTTTCTGTATCTATGCAATTTTCAATTTCTGCATTAATCTGATATAGGTTCATTTGTTTCTTCCTCCTGCTCCTCTAATTCTTTTGGTTCTTCAATTTTTAATACTACTTCTATTTCATCGTCTTTATCCTTTTTTCTGTAATGTTCAACAACCTCTGCCATAAATTTTGTTGCTTCATCAGCAATTGAAAAAGCAAATTCTGTTTCACTCCAGTTCTTTTTAATTATTACCTTGTATTTATTCATCCTTATTTTCCTCCAACATTTCATCTGTACAGTGCATTAGTAATGTAACCAGTATCACCATTCCCAGAGCCACAAGTAACTGCCCTGCCTTGCTGTCTACCTCAATCCAGCCATTGACTAACATCACTGCTCCTGTTATTACTCCTATTACCACGTTCTTGAATCCGTTAAGTACTCTGTACTTTTCTGAAATAATGTGGTAATCTTTAGTTGGTTTATTTTTGTAAGAGCTTGAACGTAGTGGTGTATATTCAGGCTCTTCTTTTTTGGTTTCTTTCACTTCTTTTACTTCAAGTCTGTTTGCTTCCATCTTTTGCTCCTTTACTTCGAAAACAGATCATTAAGCATTTTTATTTTTTCTGTTTCCATCTTCTCAAGTTCCTTTTCCATGTCCTCTTCATCCATATCTGCCAATGCGATTGTTTTTTGATATAGAATTTCGCCAAACTCTGGTCCAAGCTTATCAATCGTTTTTTTATGCACATTTCTAAGTATGCATGCTGTTTCTGAAAGTATGCTCGGAAGATTTCCTTTCAGCAGTAATCCTGTTTCTGTTACCTTAATCATCTTTTATCCTCCAATCTTTCTTACCATTTCGGTAGTCTTTTCATCCGTCCAACTATTTGGCTTAGTCAGATGCGGACACATAGTGTTATTAATGTTCATCTGTCTGCCCAAGGGACAGCTCTTACAACTTCCTGAATACTTAATGCAGGTCTGCCTTAAGTTTCTTAAGCTGTTAATTGCTCCCACCAATTCAATCGCCCCCTTTCTATGAATAAAATCTCTCATTAAAATATTTTGTTGGAACTTTTCCTGACATTGTAATGTAGCCTTTTTCTTTTAATTCTGCATTCATCTGTTTAATTAACTTGTATGCAAAAGAAAGACTACACTCCATTGTTTGAGCAACATCCTTTGCTCCCATAAATTGCTTCTCAGGCATATCTGTCACCTCCTACTCTTAATTGCTTTTCCATTAATCTCATTTTTTGTTGAATTTTTTTATCGCTCTTTTTATAATTAAATTCATATCTTAATTAGAAAGGCAGTTTTTATATGGATACAATTTTCGAGTTATTTAATAAAGCAAATATCACACTTTTCTTATCAATAATTGGTTCTATTGGTACTCTTTCAACATTTGTTATTTCATTTCTGAATAAAAGAAAGAAATTACATATATCTGTTTCTAATGTTTCTTATAGCAAGGAACAACGGATTTTATTTGTTCCAATTACATTTGAAAATAGATCCCAACTCCCTATAGCAGTTACTGATGTAATTCTTGTAAATAAAGGACATCAATACTTCCATTTGCCATACCCTCGTCAGGTTTCATGTTACACACACACAATAGGGAATGAAGTAGTTGACCGCATTAATACTTATAATGCCAATTTACCAATTGATATAAGCCAATTGAGTGCTAAGTCCGGATATTTCCTTTTTGATATTCCAACAGAAGTTTCTCAAACTCTTGAAACTGACACGTTTTTGTTAATTCATTCCACGCGTGGCAAGGTAATGAAAATTGAACTTCTGTATACTCCGTAATATGGTTTTCTGTGATATGTATACCTATGTTTCTATCGTTCAACTGCTCACCTCCTACAATTTCCATAATGCCTGAACGATTAGTGCGTTAACCGTCAAACCTCTTTTCTTCGCCAATTCCTTAAGCTTTACATGTAGCTCTGTTGGTATCCTAATGGTTGTCTGTATCATTCCTTTGCTCCTTTCGTTTTGATACCATAATGATACGACCTTTTTCGAGGTTTCCCTTGTGCTGTAGGCACGAGGTTTGTCAACCTTTTTCGGCTAACATATTGTGTAGTTCATTTAACATCAAATTAGTCTCCTCCATTATTTCAATATCGGTCATTTCGGCTACTTTTATTATTTTGGCATACCAAAATGCAGCCTCCTCTTCACCTAGCTTATTTGCTAAAAATTCTTTTAAAGCCCGCAATAGTGAAGAAGTTTCAGCCAGTATGTCGATAACTGTTCCTGAAATTTCTATTCCTTCGTTTATGTTTGACTTAATCATCTTCTCCTCCTAAAACTGAAAATCTCTTGTATAAAATGTGTGATACCAAATTCTTAATGTTCGCTCGTCCTTGTACCACCTGATGAAAGGTTGGTAGTCTGCGTGTCCTCTTTTTTTCCTCTTAATGCTCCAGCCGTTGCTGTGCTTTTTGAATCTTAGTAACATTGTGGTTCCTCCAATTCTTATCCACCTTCCAATGTTTTAAACAATCTGTGCAATAATATCTCTAATCATTGATGTTCCTGAATCCATTGCTACATTGGCGTGTTTTTCAGCTCCATTTAGAAATGTTGCTGTTACAACTTCTTTTTCTGCGTCATAATCCAATGTCAATAAGTCTTTTAAATTTCTTGTTTCCTGTAATATTGGTACTAATAAATCACATATTTTCTGTCTATCTTCCATTGGTTTCTCCTCTTTTTATTACTCTAAGTTATATCTTTGGGTAAAAAAATATTATCCTTGGGAATTTTATATATTTCTGAAAGCATATTAAACTCTGCTGGCTTTAATTCTTTTCTGCCTTTCTCCCAATTAATAATAGTTTGCTTAGTTACTTTGAACTTTTCTGCAACATCTTCCTGTGTAAACCCTGCATTAACTCTAGCTGCTGCTAAAGTAATCTGTATTTTAGACACCTTTTATCTCTCCTCTCTTTACTTTTAATTAACTTCCTGCTATAATCTTTTTATCACTTGGGCGACTTAGCAGGAATGTTAAGAAGTGTCGCCCTTGTGTGTGCTTGTTATTTATCGCCCTACTTAGTTATTTAAGTAGGGCTTTTACTTTTTCTTTTGCTTTCTCCAAATCTTCGCTCTCTTCCAAGATTGCTAAGATTTTTCTTGTTTGATTTTCTTCTGTAGTTTGTTTTAATAATTCTGCTAAATTCATTTCTTCGTATTCCATTTCTTTTCTCCTTTCCTACTATCTCCTTGCTACTCTCATATAGTATCATAACTTTAAGTTATAGTCAATACTAAAAGTTATGTTTTTTTATTTTTTGTATTGCTTTTTATAACTTTTTGTTTTAAAATACATACTATAAATAAGAAAGGAGAAACTCCTATGTCTGAAAAAGAATTAAATAGCATTATATGCAAGAAGATTAATTATTATATGGATATTAATGGTACTACTCAGATGGAACTGGCAAATTATATGGGTGTTTCCCAAGCTACTATATCAAACTGGCAAAAAGGAATTAAAACACCTCGTATGTCAAAAATAGATAAAATTTGTGAATTTTTTCATATACAAAGAAGTGATTTAATGGAAGATAAGGAAGTTTCAACTGAAGATAAATCCTCTTTCCCAGAAGTCAACACTCTTGCAGCACACTTTGAGGGTGAGGAATTTTCAGAAGCAGAAATGGAAGAAATTAAAAACTTTGTTGAATTTGTAAAGAATAAAAGAAAGTAGTCCTTTTTATGGGACACCTAAAAAATTATACTCTAGTGGGGAGGTGATTTCTTGAATAAATTAGAACAATTAGAATCAGAAGCCTGCGAGGATGGTATAGAGGTTATTGATTACACTTTTGAAAACCCTAACATTAAAGGATTGTACTGTGACGGTGTTGTTGGTATAAGTGATAGTTTGGAAAACTCTACACAGAAACGTTGTGTTTTGGCAGAAGAAATGGGACATCATCATACTTCTAATGGAAATATATTAACTATGAGTTCTGCATCCAACCGCCAACAAGAGCATAGAGCAAGGATTTGGGGATACAACAAGCTGATTGGACTTAGAGGATTAATTGATGCCTTTGAACACCACTGCCAAAATATGTACGATATTGCAGATTATCTAAATATTACAACTGATTATTTAAAAGAAGCTATTCGCACTTATCAAAACAAATATGGCAATTATGTTGAGTTAGACAATTACATTATACAGTTCAACTATCCTAGTATTGGCATAATAAAAAATATTCAAAGCGAAACCACATTGGTTATTTAGAGTTAATAGCTCATTAAAATGAATTTAATTAAAAATTATTTAATAAAAGGAGTTTTTATTTATGATTAACTTTTCAGAAAATGCTGTATTCAATTTAAAGCCAATTGATGAAAAAACTGTACAGCAAGATGTAACTAAATTATTTGTTGATGGTGAAATAATTATTGGTGCCTACAAAACAATACGTGATCAAGTTGTTTTTACCAATAAGCGTATTATTACCATAGATGTTCAAGGCATAACCGGAAAAAGAAAGGATTTCTCCACACTTCCCTACTCTAAATTACAGTATTTTAGTGTGCAAACACCGGGATTTGCAGAGTTTATTCCTGATTGCGAAATGGAATTATTTTTTACCAATGGATTTAAGGCTCGTTTTGAATTTAAAGGCAATTGCAATATTATAGAACTTGGAAGAATATTGTCTCAATATGTTCTTGCGTAAAATTAACAACTGCACTTTGAAAATATAATATACTTACCCGGAGAACCGAAGGGGCGGTTGGCTGGCTTCTGGATTTTACGAAAGGAGCTGATGCCAATGGTTACATATGGAGATTTATTCACGTTTGTAATTATGCTTTGCGCTGTTATTACTCTTGTATTAGCTATCATTAATGCAAAAAAGTAACGTCCTCTCTCTGGTAAAGGTAGACGTTACTTCTTAACTTACTATCATAACCAGAAGCTAGGCTCAATCTAGCTTTCGGTTCTCTTGTTAAGTATATTATATCAAATCAGAGGTTTTAGTCAATAAAAAAAGAGCCAGCCACTAAGGACCAGCTCCAGAGTATGATACATACTCCCTCAACAAGAATATTGTATCATCTTTGGAGCACCCGGTCAAATGCTGGGTGTTATTTTTATACCCTTTTTAGGGAAGAAAGGAGATACAATATGGCAGTATGTAAAGATAATAAAACAAACACATATTTTGTTAAAACCTATTACACCGATTATACCGGTGCGAAAAAGCAAAAGAAGAAACGAGGTTTTAAGCTAAAAAGGGAGGCTTTAGATTGGGAACGTGAATTTTTGCTGCAAATGCAAGGCGAACCTGATATGACTTTAAATTCACTGGCTCGATTATATTTAAAAGACATAAAAACTAGGCTAAAAGAAGTAACCTATGACGGTCATAAACATTTACTAGATAATAGAATACTTCCATATCTAGGCAATAAGCCAATTAATTTAATAACTCCTGCTGATATAAGGGCATGGCAAAATAAACAGATTTCCCAAGGATATTCGGATGCATACCTTAAACGTATGAACAGCCTACTTGTTGCTACTTTAAACTTTGCTGTGAAATTCTATAATTTAAAAGAAAATCCATGCCATTTAGCTGGAAGTATGGGGAAAAGAAAACGAAACAAAATAACATTCTGGACCAAAGAAGAATATTTTAAATTCATTGCATTAGTTGATGATATTACAAAGTATACAATGTTTCAAACTTTATATTACACCGGAATGCGTATAGGAGAACTATTAGCACTAACATATAATGATTTGGATTTAGCTAATGGAATCATTAGGATAAACAAAACCGTAAATTTTAAAGGGGGAAAAGTCAATGTTACTTCACCCAAGACACCTAAGAGTAACAGAGAAATAACTATTCCCCAATTACTGGTTAAAGATTTAAGTAATTATATTGAAAAAATTTATGGCTATAAAATGACCGACCGTGTGTTTCCATATACCAAAGCTATTCTATATAAGGAACTCAAAAAGAAGAGTGAACAGGCTGGACTAAAAAAGATACGAGTACATGATTTTAGACATTCACATGCAAGTTTATTAATTGATATGGGTATTAATCCATTACTGATTTCTGAAAGATTAGGGCATGAACGAGTTGAAACTACCCTTAACACTTATAGTCATTTATACCCTTCCAGAGCTGATGAGTTAGCAGAAAAGTTAAACAAAGTAGTACCATTTTAG